GGCTTACGCTGTGTGGGTTCGAGTCCCGCCAGCCGCACCATTGTAAAACTGAAAGGAAGATGAAATGAGTAGTGATAACAAGCCTGTTCGCGTTGCTGGTGAGCTTTTCTGGGCCAACTGGATGGCTGAGTTCAACACCAAGTTCAATGAAGACAACACGAAGTACGAATGCACTCTCGGTATGCTGTCTGACAAGGCTTGCGAAGCCCTGGAGGAGTTGGGCATCAAGATCAAGAACAAGGACACGATGGGCAAGTTCATCGTTGGTAAGTCCAAGTTCGTGTTTGAGCCTGTGGACGAAGATGGTAACCCCGTAGACATCAAGAAGATCGGTAACGGCACTAAGGTTGTTGCTCTGGTGACTTCGTATCGTCACAAGATGTCTGCTAAGTTCGGCTCTGCCCCGAGCATCCAGAAGCTCATCGTAACGGAATTGAAGACCTACAATCCTGAAGGCGCAGTCAAGGAAGAAACGGAAGATGTCCTCTAATCCTAGTATCGCTCTCGTGGATGCTGATGTGATGGTTTATCGCATCGGCTTCGCGTCAGAGAATGACTCCGAGAGCATTGCTAGGGCTAGGCTTGTCGAGTGGTTCACTGACATTGTATACATCGACCTGAAGTGCGAGGATTACAAGGCGTGGATCACCGGCAAGTCTAACTACAGGTACGACATTGCCAAGACTGTTCCGTACAAGGGCAACCGCAAGGACATGAAGAAGCCCAAGCATTACGAGTATCTTCGTGATGTCTTGGTAAAGCGTTTGGGTGCAATCGTGACTGATGGCGAGGAGGCTGACGATGCTGTCGGTATCGCATCCACGGAGAACCCTAGTGCTTGGATCGTCCATGTGGATAAAGACTTGGATCAACTTCCAGGGCTTCATTACAATCCTGTCAAATGCGAGAAGTACACGGTCACTGAGTTTGAAGGGCTACGGAACTTCTACAAGCAGATGCTGACAGGAGACAGAACAGACAACATTGAGGGCATTCACGGTATCGGGCCAGTCAAGGCCACCAAGATACTCAGTGAATGTAAAACTGAACAAGAACTGTATGAGGCTGTATGGAAGACGTATCAGAAACACGAACTGTCGCTAGAAAGACTGACAGAAAACGGGCAACTGCTGTGGTTGCGAAGGAAGCCGGATCAAATGTGGTTGCCTCCTTCAGTCTCGCAGGATGCCAGTGGACAGTCCTAAGTGTCGCACACATGACTGAGATGGGCCTGTGTGACCCGGAGACGCACACGATCAAGATTCGTGCATCGTTGCCGGAGCAGGCTCAGGAGGCTACCTTTTACCATGAACTTGTCCATGCGGTGCTGTTTACAATGGGTAAGACAAACCATGATGAGGAGTTTGTTGACACTTTTGGTGGTTTGCTTCATCAGTATTCTAGGACAATGAATGAAACCAAGTAGCGCAAAGAACAAAGGCAGGCTGTTGCAGCAGTGGACTGCCAAGAAGATGCTGGAGTATGCGCCTACGCTAGAGCCTGACGATGTTGTAAGCACTAGCATGGGTGCAGGCGGCGCTGATGTCAAACTGTCTCCTGCTGCTCGGAAGATTTACCCGTTCCAGATCGAATGTAAGTCTCATGCAAAGATTGCTGTGTACGACTTCTATCGTCAAGCAGCCTCTCACGGGACTTACGAGCCTCTGGTGGTCATCAAACAGAATCAGTGCAAGCCACTCGTGATCGTGGACGCTGATTACTTCTTTAAGGTGTACAATGAAAATCGAAATCCCTGACGAAGCACTGGATGGGTTCCTTGTCCAGTCATTGAAAGAAGGGCTGGATACTGTGTCTTACTTCTCTGCAAGCCATCCTGAAGACATTGCTAATAACATTCGATTGAAGGGTGCTTTTATCACTCTGTTGGAATACTACATGTGTCATACTGATTTCATTGAGTTCATTAAGGAAGAGTACCGTGGAAGTAACGCAGATTCGTGAGAACCCGGACGGTAGTGCAGATTTTAGCTTTGAGTTGACTGCCTTGGAAAAAGAGGCATTGATTCGCTTCGCTATCATGGAAGCAATCAAGAATGGAATTAAGGAAGGAATGAAATATGCCGTCCGTGAAGACAGTGTGGAAGACGCCTGGGGCGGAGAAGCTGATAGCGTACATGGCTCGGGTATCGAACCCAGCGAATCAGGCAAATGAGAAGTATGTTCCTCTAATCAAGTACCTGATAAAACACAAGCACTGGAGTCCCTTCGAGATGGTTAATGTTTGCATGGAGATAGAATGCACACGAGACATCGCAAGGCAGATTCTGAGGCATCGTAGCTTCTCCTTCCAGGAGTTCAGTCAGCGGTACGCAGTGGCAGACGGCTATGCCTATTCTGAGCCACGGCTACAGGACGACAAGAACCGACAGAACAGCATCCCCGTAGAAGATCGGGAGATGATCCGGTTCTGGGAAGAGCAGCAGTACAATGTGCTCAAGGCCGCTAAGACGGCGTATGAGAATGCACTGAATGTAGGAATAGCTAAGGAAGTTGCTCGGAAGGTCTTGCCAGAGGGCTTGACAACGAGCAAGATGTACATGAATGGAACACTGAGGAGTTGGCTCCACTATATCCAGATCAGGACTGGAGTGGAGACTCAGAAGGAACACCGTGAGATTGCGCTGCTGTGTGAGCAGGAACTGTGGCGTGATTTCCCTAACGTAATGGAGGCTTTGGTATAAAATGAGTGGATGTGATATGTTTGATTTGGACAACGAAGAAGAGAAGAGCAACTACACTTTTGCCTTTTCTGGGGATGAGCGTAACATTAACTTCAATGTTGCTGTAGACTATGACGGGACTTGGAACGATGTCTTGCGTCATTTCCTTGACTTCCTTGGCTCTGTGTACGGCTACAACATTAGCAAGTATGTGACGATGGAGTATCCTCATGGGTTTAAGGACTTGAAAGCAGATGAAGATACTACTACTTGACATTGAAACTGCACCGAACACAGCCTATGTCTGGGGACTCTTCAAGCAAAACATCAGCATCAGTCAGATCGTGGACTCTAGCGCAATGCTGTGCTGGGCTGCTAAGTGGCTGGATCAAGAAGATGTCATGTTCAGCAGCATTATGGGTGGACGCAAGAAAATGCTACAGCGCATCCACAAGCTGCTGGACGAGGCTGACGCAGTAGTCCACTACAATGGTTCTAGGTTTGACATTCCTACGCTCAACAAGGAGTTCCTTGAGGCAGGGATGTCACCGCCTAGTCCGTATGCTCAGATTGACCTTCTGAAGACTGCACGACAGCAGTTCCGATTCCCGAGCAACAAGCTAGACTATGTTGGTCGTGCTCTGGGACTGGGACAGAAGGTATCTCACGAAGGCTTTGAGTTGTGGATCAAGTGCATGAACAAGGACAAGGATGCCTGGACTCGTATGCAGGCGTACAATGTCCAAGATGTTCTGTTGCTTGAGAAGGTGTACAAGCGGTTCCTGCCTTGGATCAAGAACCATCCTAATCGCGGTGTTCACATGGACACCGATCATGTTTGCCCTACTTGTGGGAGTCACAATGTCCAAAAGCGAGGTTATAATCACACGAAAGCAGGTCGATACCAGCGGTATCAGTGCCGAGACTGTGCAACTTGGTCAGCAGCTAAGGGAACAATTAGTGAGTCGAGGGATACTCTCAGACATATCGTGTAAGACCTGCTTCTATGGGCCTGTCAAGCAAACCATGCACCGTATCTGCGACACCTGCTTCACGCTAAAGGGTACGCAGTACGAGAACTGGGTTGACAAGAACATATACGCTGAGACAACTAAGGAAGAAGAACAGAATATGGATGCTATTAGCAAGCCAGTTCATTACAACTACAGCACGGTGCAGCCTATTGATGCTATTGAGGCTTGGAAGCTGAATTTCAGGCTCTCCAATGTCATCAAGTATGTGGCTCGACACCGACAAAAGAATGGCCTAGAGGACTTGAAGAAAGCCCTCTGGTATCTCCAGCGGGAGATTGATAAGTATGACCCTGACGTTCAATGATTTGAAAGATCGTCTGAAGGCTCTGGATGAAGTAACGCTTCTGGAGCTTTTAGACTTGAAGAGCGAAGACATCGTAGATCGGTTTGAAGACCTGATCGAAGATAAACAAGAACAACTAGAGAAGGAATTTTAATGACTCCGTACCAAACCTACATTGCCAAGTCCA